CTTGCTTTGCTAACACTAATTGATATGACAAGCCATAAGTTGCCATATCTCCGCCCTGCTGAAAGTCTATCTCATTATCATTACAATTCTTTAGTATGTATTGTAGTTTTTCAAGTATTGCCTTTTCTTGCTCATTATCAGTCGTGTATTGAACAGGAACGCCAAATGTATAAGCTGTTGATACATCAATAATGTATTTTGCCATATTTACATTGATTGAGTAATTCGGTCTGCCAGCTACCGCCCCCTGCTTTTCTATTACGTTCTCACCATCATAATATTGACCTAACTTAATACGATTCGGCAATATGTTGTTTTTAAAAGTTGTAATCCAATTTGAAACATTTGTAGTGTTTATTTCTGTGCTATCTGCTTGTACTTGATATATCATTTTACAGTTTCTCCCTATCAATAGCATAGAATAAACAAAAACGGACATAAAAAGCAACTACCGAGAATTTCTCGATAGTTACCATTTTGTATCAGCAATATAAGATACAAAAAGCCCTCAATAATGAGAGCATTACAATTTCTAACAAAATTATAGCAGAAAAAGAAATATTGTCAATATGTTTTTAATCCTCCTTTTGTTCTTACCTCTTAATTATATCACAAATATTATAAACGCAAGCCCTTAATTGCTGATATTTCATTACCTACTAAATGGCGGCATAAACTCGCTGCACTATCGGGAGCATCGTCGTGTTCCGCTTGCTCCGTATAATCTAATATTTGGTTCAAGTATTCGTTGTCCGTTGTATCAAGCCACTTAATTTGTTTCCATATCCTGTATAAATGCGTTGAAATCTTTATGTATTTATTCATACTTTCAGGATAACTGTATGTAGGTATTCCAAACTCGCTTAATTTATCCGCTAAATATCCCTTATCTGCGTTGCGTTCACATAGCCAAGTGCCTGCTCTGTATTCTTGTGCAAGTGCTAACATATCAGGAATGCAATCATTAACGTGTTTATGATATAACTTACCAAATGCAACTATGCCCTCGCTTGTTTTCTTCATTATAGTAAATGCGGTATAATCTTCACCGCCGTATGCAGCATCAACGTGACATAAGCCGTCATAAATGCTTGTAATATCGTCTGTAAATTCGGGGTTTGTAAATAATGCGTTTTCATCTGCAATACATTTTAATTCATAGTTTGCAGCAAATAAACTCGGTGTCATACTTGCTCTTATTTGTTGTATTTGCTCTTTTGTCATTAAGCCTGTATCGTAGCAAGTCAATATTGTTTGGTTCGGCATTATTGAGATTGCATCCTCTTTATGCCATTTGGTTGCGGTGTTTATAATTCTGCCGCCCCTGTTCCTTACGTTCTGCAATTCTTGATAAACAATTTTTGTATTTTCTCTCTCTGCATTTGATAAACGGTCTTTGACATTGCAATTATGAACTAAAATTCCATTTGCATAATATACATTAACCTCTTCTATTTCTATATTGAATACGTCTTGATTTTGTTGCACATTCTGAACTGCAATATTTTTGTCTATTTGATTTCTGTATAAAAGTTTTTCCGCAAACAGAACAAATAATCTCTTTATGTTTTTTAGGAATATGTGTTTTTTCGTATAATCTCTTTGCGTTTCTTCTCTTCGCACACTTCCTGCATAATCCGCTTTCACGTCCTTTAACTGTATTATATTCTGTTCCGCATTCGGGACATATTGCTTTGTAAATTCTTTGTTTGTTTTGTTCTGCAAGTCTTGCCCCAAATTCTTTAAGTCTTTGTTGCCCCTCTTCTGATTGTTGCCACTCATACAGTTTTGGTCTAACAACTTTTTCAAGGTTTTCTCTTGATTGTTCTGCTCTTTCAAGTGCGTGCATTCTTTGATGTTCGCTAACTTGTATGCACTCCAAATTTTCAATGCTATTATTGTTGGGATTATGGTCTTTGTGATGAATAACATAACCTTTTGGAATATCCCCTTTGTACTTTTTCCATATTGCTCTATGAAGCATCTCACCAGACCTGTTTTTATAATCTGTCCGTAAGATATAATACTTTCCGCCTGTTTTTTGCCATTCTCTTCCGTCCCATTGAATAATGTCTTTGCTATTTGCCATTTTATAAGTTCTCCTATCGTTGCCTTACTTAAATGACTATAACACATATTACATAAATTGTCAAATAGAACTCTGTCTTTGTCATATATCGGGTGGTTATATGTTCCTGTTAATCCGCAATTTGTAATAACATCTGCTTTTCTATGGTTTGTATTTAATACCTTTTTAAATCCTATTGGAGTTAATACTAAATCACCGACTTTTATATCCTCAATATTTTTGTTGCCTTTGTTTGTCGCTATTTTAGTTCCTGCAACAAAACAAATATCATCTGTAAATATCAAGTCGTAGTGTTTACCTGTTATTGAGCCGTTAATACCTTTGCCTAATAGCTGTGGTGTACCTTTGTTTGATATATTTAGGTTAGTATCAATTATTGACTGCGTAAAGGTTTTAAGTTTTAAGTCCATTCCGTATAACTGAAATACTATCGCTTTGAATATATCCGTTTGCAATATTGAGCCGATACGTTTAACAATTTCTGCTATATCGTCATCAGTTTTACGCATAAACATAATGGACTTATCAGGTTTAATAATCATCAATAACGCAATAGCAATAGATACAGAAACAGTTTTATAACTGCCCCTGTGTACCAATAGGGTTTTATCCTCTATACCAAACATAAAGGATTTAATCCATTCGTTGTGCATCGGTGTTAATAAATCAAATCCTACTAAATGCCCTATTTTATACGGTTCATTTTTGATTACTTCCAAAATATTCATTGATTCTGTTAAGACCTTGTTTTACAACTTCGCTGCTGTCTAATTCAACCTTTTGTGTAGGCATTTCGCCTATTGTATCTCTGACAAATTGAGCGGCTTTTGTGTTACCTTTTATTGCTTCCTTAATTTGTGCCGTCATCATAACTTCAAGCGTGTTTTTTGTTTCGCCTTGCTTGTTTGTAATATCCTGTTGCAATAGGTAATCAAGCATTTCTTTCATTGTCTTTCGTTCTTGTATTTTTTTTGCTCTTGCTTTACCACCTTTGCTTCTGATTTTCTTTGCATCTTCTTTGCAAATTTTATTTAACGGCTTTAAGTTTTCATTATTTGCCATACTTCACCTTTTTAACCTTATAACTTTATTGCCTCCTTAAATGAATTAAACGCTCTTTCTGTCCAATAACTACCCCATTCTTTAATAAAAGCGTATTTGTTTATGCTTGTATGTGCATCCCCTAACGCTAATATCATATCCTGTATTTTGCCGTCTAATTCTGCATCTTTTTTGTTAATTGCATAATAAATTACATCTTCTAACTTTGAAATAAACTCTTTAAACTTAATTTCATCAATTCTGTAATTCATTTAACGCCTCCTTAATTGAAAGACCTTTACGCAATAAGCGTAAAAGCCTTATATGTATTATAACTCTTTGTTTAATCGGTAAATTATCAGTTCCCTTAATACTTGCACTAACATTTACAAACTTTTGCCCTTTGTATGTCTTTCCCTGATACTCATAATCTTCTTCGGTGTAAATATCCCTTATAACTCTTAAACCGTCTTGCTCGTAGTAATTATCAAAAGGGTTTGCACCTATCTGATTATAAATTAAACGGTATATCTTTGCAAGTGTAGGATATCTGAAAATATGGTTTTCATCGCTATCCCTTAATAAATTGCCCTCAGCATCTTTTACATAGCATAATTCAAGTATTTCTGACTGCTTTGCTTTTAATGTTTCAAGTGTTCGGTTCTTCCCCTCATCTGTTTCAAGCCATATCTTTAATAACTTGGTAAATTTCTCTCTGTCATATTGATATATGCTATAAAACTTAATGTATGTAGGCACTTCATAACGAATGCGTGTATTTTCCTCAACCTCTGCCGGTTCAGGTTCGTTAAAATACTCTGCTCCTACTAAACTTAATTGACTTGCCATACCATAATTATAATAGTTTATGACTTTATTTTTTGTCAATACTTTATGACGGATTTTTATATAAGTATTATATAAGTATGCTAAATTTTTCAATAAAAGAACTTTGTCATTCAGACATAGCGACACAATACGGCATTAAAAACATACCGTCTGTTGAGGTATGTGACAATTTACTAAACTTAATATTTTATGTTTTACAACCATTGAGGGATAAACTCGGTAAACCTGTGATAATTACTTCGGGTTATAGATGTAAACAATTAAATTCGCATCCAAAAATAAAAGGTGCTGCAAATAGCCAACACTTAACAGGTCAAGCAGCAGACATTCGGGTAAATGGTTGTAACCCTCAAACATTAATTAATTTCATAAATCAATCAGGGATAAAATATGACCAATGCATAAATGAATACGACAAATGGGTTCATATCAGTTATAATCACGGGCATAACAAAAAACAATGCTTTAAAATATCATAAAAATAACTTAACATTCAATTTATTCCTACCTCTCAAATAATTGAGGGGCTTTTTATTCAAATCTTTTTGAATATTTTAATGCGAATTCATCATTGCTTGCTTCTTCAAGGAAGTACAAATATACTGAATGATATTCTAACAAATTACGTAATTCTGTTAATGTTTGGACATAATCACGTCTATATGTCATTATTGGCAATGTTTGA